ATTTTTGATATAAACGTTTATAAAGTTCTTGCATATTACATTGTTTTTTATAAACTTTTTCAATTACAATTCTTGTGTCATAAGTAGATTCATCACGTAAATCTGCTTTGTCTAGTAAGATTTCTTTTTCAATAATTTTACGAACATGTTCCACAGATTTAGAAGAAGGTAATGCTGTAATTATAATTGTTCCATTCTTATCAATAGACATTTTAGGAGCAACTCTAATACTACCTTTACCTGTTTTTAATACTTCCTCCCACTCAGCTTTTGAAGATAAAATATCTGCACCTAAATTAGGAATTGGTAATTTTTTAGGAATAAATTCTAAATTTTTATTTTTTAATATTTCAATATAATAATCAAGCATTCCAGGAATATCTAAACATGGGATATTTAATTTAGGCAGTCCGGAAGGAATACCAGCTTGACCATTAATAAAACATAATGGAAGTAATGTAGGCAATGCTTCAGGCTCCTGTTTATCAATCTCTCCTGTAATATAATTACCATATTCAATACTATCACATAATAATTCTAAAGATAGATCAGACAACATCCCACCAATATAACGATCTGCAGATGCTTGAATGCCTTTACTAGAATCTCCCCAGTTTCCTTGTGTTTTCATAAATTTAAATTTATTTCCATTTTCACCTAAAGATACAATTACACCAGAAATAGATGTCGGATGTGGGTGATAAGGTAAAGCTGCAGCTGCTAATTCTGCAACTTTAACAATATGACGAGGTGAATCTTTCCACATACCATAAATAGCACGTTTATATGAAGATTTTGCACCGTCAATAATACATGGATATGCACGACCGGAGCCAACGTATAAACCATAATCACGATAATTTTCACGTGCCAATTCAAGAGCATCTTTTGTTATTAATTTTGATTCTGTAACTTCAGTAGTATCTTCTATTTTTGTCATTGGAGGCTCAAAAACAGCCTCAGAACGCATTTCTGGTTCATCCGCAAATAAATCAACTACTGTCATATTAATTTCGTTATTTGACGATTTTTTAGTCATTTTTACCTCCTAATTAATATTCTTTCTGTTATGGCCACATATGGTATTTCTAAAACTCCCAAGAGCAATACCAGTATGCTTATAGTCTTCATAAATTTGTTTTATTGTTTGACCTTCTTGATATCGTTTTCTAGCTTCTATTACTTGAGCATTTGAAAGTTTACTCATTGGATTTTGTTCTCCTGGAAAGCTAAAAAGATTTTTAGCATTTTGCTTATGTCAAGCTTTATTTGATATAGTATTTAGCTCTGGCAAAATATGATTTCAAGTTTGTCAAGTATAAATTTTTTTGAAACCACTTTTACCTATTTTATAAGAATAATCTTCAAAGATTTGTTGAACTGATTCTTCACATGCAGCTCATCTATAACGAATATCTATTACATCAGATTCAGTTAATTTATGATTGTGATGTTTTTCACCTAAGGCTCCTGACACACCGTCGCCACCAAAAGTTTCATTATATCCATCATTGTATGTATTATACTGAGTAATTCAAAAAGATTCTCTGATGTTTAGCTCTTGTCTAGATGCAAATGGCAATTCTTCTAAAATTTCAGTTTTAAAGTTATCTTTACCATATTTTCTTATTGCTACATATAAAGCTTTATTATATTCTGGATCTGATTCATTTTCAGTAAAAGCTCGTTTAAAATGTGTTTTTAATCTAGCTTCTATATTAACAGATTGTCCAATATAAGAATGGTTATTTATTAAATTAGTTATTTTATATATTCCTTGCATTTCTCGTATACCTCAATTAATTTAGCTAATAATTATACCTAAATCTTTAAGTAAACTACCTTTACCTTCTGAGGTTCCAAGAATTTTGTTGAATTCTTCTAAGTCTGATGGATATTCTATTTGTAAGACGTTTCTCGTTTCTTTATTAACTAGAAAATATTCTAGCTGATCATTATTCATTTCGCCTACATGGCAATCCTTTATTACTAAAGGCACTGACTATTTCTTCATATTATAAATATGCGCTCGTTTCGAATTACGTATCAATAGTAATTCTACTCACCAACAACGGTGATAGTCGATACAGGTTGCTTTATCTAAAAGCCTCCCACGAGATTATCCTAATAAGCTGATCAACTATAATAGGACTACCTCGTTAGCCATCAATATATGATGACCCCAGTGATAACTGGAAAGTAGCGTAAGGGCCAGACTACTCGTACCCTTTAAAACGATGAACATCTTTTGCTGATGATGGAATTTCTTCTACTTTATTACACCAACCATAGTTTTTAGCTGAAGTTCCCCAGCAATATAATGGTGGAAGTGAAATATAAACTCTACCTTGTTTAATCATATCAGGGAATAAATTTACAAATACTGCTAATACTAAACAGTTAATTTGTAATCCATCAGGGTCGGCATCAGCAGAAATAATAATTTTCTCATATCGTGATTTATTTGCATCACATTGAGAACCAATACCGCAACCAATACTATTTGCAATATCACAAATTTCTTTATTCTTAATTACTTCTTTTAAATCTTTATATGTTGTATTTAAAATCTTTCCACGGATAGGTAAGACGGCTTGAGTTTCTTTATCTCTAACATATAAATATGGGCCCATAGCTGAATCACCTTCAACAATAAATAATTCAGTTCCAGCACGTTTTTTAGACGTGCATTCAACTAATTTACTTACTACAGATCGACGACGAATATTATCAGATTCATCTTCATTTATTTTAATTAAACTACTAATTTCTTTTCTTGATAATAAAGCATTTTGAGCTGCTCTATATTCCTCAAAACGTTTAATTAATTGTTGTGCAATTAAAATATTAGATTCCAAATATTTATAAAATGCCTTAGAAAATTTATCCATTAATTCATCAAAATAATTTTTATTAACAACTAATTTTTCTTTTGTTTGAGATGAGAATTCTGGCTTTGCAATAAATACTGCGCAGATTCCACGTAAACCGACTAAATAATCTGATGGTTTTAAGTCAACTGCTGGTTTTAAATTTTTATGTTTGCTAATAAATGTTTCCCAAGTATTAGTTAAAGTTTTAGATAATACTTGAACGTGTGTTCCACCTAAATAATTAGATAATAAATTTGTAAATCCAAAATATCTATCTTTTGTATCAGAAGTATAACGTAAAGCAACTTTCATAGCCTCTTTTTCAGCATTTTCAACTTTAATTTCAGGAATGTCTACATAAGTAACAATCTTATCATCTTCTTCTGTAATTAAATCAAAAATTGTACTATCTGTATTTATCTCAACACCATCAACAATAAGTCTAGCTCTGAAGCCTAATGCTGATGCAATCTTGCATCTATTTTCAATAAATGAAATTGGAATTTTCACTGAATGAAAATATTTAGGATTAGGAATAAAAGAAGCTGTTGTTCCTGTTGGCTCATCCGTTGTTCCATACTGTAATTTAACATCTGCAGATCCACAAGAAATAGCTTTAACATATTGACCATTACGCTTTGTTAAAATTATAAATTCTTTAGATAAGGCATTAGTAACAGTCATACCTACACCATTAAGTCCTGCACTACAATTATAAGAACTATTATCAAATTTACCACCAGAGTTTGCAATAGTCATTAATACTTCTACAATTTCTTTTTCCTCACCAGTTTCAAGTTTCTTTTTACCGATAGGAATAGATCTTCCGAAATCATGCACAGTATATCTATTTTCTTTAGTGTCTACTTCAACAATAAGTTCTGGACTATACCCGGCTGATACTTCATCCATTGCATTATCAAACATTTCATTTAATAATGACCTAGCGTCAGTTGCTTCACCAATATACATTCCCGAGCGTAATTGAATATGCTCAATATCATTTAGTATTTTTATATTGTCTACTGAGTATTCCTTATTTTGCATTTTTTACCTCTCTTTGCTTTATAATTTCTTGTGTCTCTTATAAAATTTGTTATCAAGTAAAATAAGAGGAATTAAAAACTCCTCTTATAATTATACGATATTTATTTATGTATTTTTAAACATTTTCTAAGCTAATTACAAAATCTTTTATACAACGTGTTTTTACTTTAGCTGCTTTTAGCATTTTCTTAGCAGCAATATCATCTTCTTTTCCATTGTTTTTATCTGAAATATATACAATTTCCTTAATACCCGCTTGTATAGCTAATTTTGCACAATTTGCACAAGGAAATAATGTAACATATAGAATTGATCCTTTTACAGGTATAGTTGCATTCAAAATAGCATTAACTTCTGCATGTACTACATAAGGATATTTTGAATTTAAGATAGAGCCATTTTGTTCTTTTGACCACGGAAATTCATCATCTGAGCAACCATTTGCAAAGCCATTATAGCCTGTTCCAATAATATGCTTATCTTGATTCACAATACAGCATCCAACTTGAGTATCAGGGTCTTTACTCCTCATTCCGGAAAGCTTTGC